TCTTTGGTGATCGCAGCCATCTCGAGCGGATCCAGCTCAGGTATTGCTGTGGGATCGATGCTGTAGAAGTCCTGACCACTCTGGAACAGAAGGTCGACCAGACGCGAAAACGCCGACATCACCTTAGTGCGGGTGAGGCCGACGAATACTTTCGAGCGTGTACCGGTTAGTTTGGCTAGGACGTCGGGGTCATATTCCCCCAAAAATTGGCGGAAACTCGAGAGCCACTCATCCTCAATGTCATTACGGGCGTCTTTGTACTCAGTGAACAAAGATTGCAGACGCGGACCCAGACCCTGAAACTCTTCAAGGTCTTCCTCACGTTTCTCTACTGGTGCGAATTCTCCATTGTCTTCGTCTTCTATCTCGTCTTCGTACATCAATACCCCACGACGCTATCGAACGGCTCGTACCTTGTGGCCGCAATCTTTGACTTGCGGTTACGCGGCATCGAGTTAAGCCCGAATAGAGCTATTGCATATGACATTACTCTGTCATCAAAGCAACCCGACTTAGCATTCGTAATGCCTTTGTCATCAATGACGTAATTACGCAACTCTTTTACAAGTTCTACGTCTGCTATTCCACTATCGCGCTTACGCAAAAGCGCAGCGAGATTATCGATAATCAATGGTTTTGTCTTACTAGACGTATAAAAACCTGCACGCTTAGTCATTCTGTCTGCATACGCATCATCGACTGTGTGTTCAACATAAAGATTGGGGTAACCTAAATCCTGCATGCGGCGGATTGTGGTCAGACCGTGGTTGTTTCGCTCAGGAATAATGTAGGCGCGGTTGAACATCTTGCCCAATGCGGCGAGCTGGTCACCCAATTCGTATGGATCGATGTGCAAGTGCCACGTCGCGACCTGCCTACCAAGCGAATCCAGCACCTGAGCCACTGTGTAGTCTCCATGCGCCAGCCCTTCAGCAACGTCGACGCCGATGCAGTACCGCTCATCTGGATCGATGCGCTTGATCCACTGCTTGTAGGATCCTTTTTCGTGCGGCGTGATGTTGCCATCTTTGAAACTACCCTCCACTTCTGGTGTGTAGCAGTTACGCTCCGCGTCCATGAGGCAGTCTTCTTCAACGAAGCTGCGGCCAGAGAACAGGAACGCTTCCTCTGGCGTGCAGGGATACTCCTGCTTGAATAGATCAAGAGATCCAAGCTCGTCTATCTTCGACCGCCGCCAGTTCAACTTCTCGTTCGAGAGGCTGTATAGCGCAGCGAGCTTTGCTTCATCTGCCGTGACGGCGAAATACGGATCGCACTTCTTCTCGTACTCTGGAAGCCAGAACCACGGGATAAAGATGACTATCCAGTCGCTGTCCCCTCTTAGCGCCTTCATCACCTGTTCGTAGAACCAGCCGCCTGCGCCGTTTGCCGTGGACTCAACGATAACTTCGGAGTTTTCGGCGGGGACAGACTGCAGTAGGCCTGCCACAATCTCGCCACTGTTTGGATAGAATGCTGCCTCAGATGCATGCACGTAGCGGTTTGTCATACCGCGACCAATGTTTGTGGATCGCGCAGTACCAATACGATACTGAGAATTCAGCTTGTCGAACTCAAGCGATGTGGTGGTGCTTGACTTCAGGGCTGGCTTAAAGATTGGGTGAGCCGCGTTGTCGTAGAAGAACTTGACCATGCGGAAGATGGCGGTGGTGGACTCAGCAAGGTGAGAGAGCACGAAGGCGTTGGCGTTCTTGGTCTTGGTGGTCTTCCAGTAGAAGCGGCCTTCCACGTAGGTGGAGATCCCCATCTGGCGACCTTTAATGACCAGAGCTCGAATGCGACCGGTTTCTGCTAGCTGCGTCTCGAGCTTATCGTGCAGGATGAGCTGACCGCGATTGAGCTTGAACGGCTTGATCTCGCTCTTCTTGTCGACAATGCGCAGCACGTTCTTTGCGTACATGGGGAAGTCCCCCATCAGCTTCTTCGCGATTTCCTCTATTTCCACGAACCAACACCTTTAACGATATCCAAGCACCAGTCGACCAACTCATCGTCGTTCATTCTGTGCTTCATGTAATTTACGGCAGAGCAAACAAGCCTTACGTTGTCGGCGGCATAAGGTTTATTTGAATCTATCCGGTCAATGCTGACGTTGGTGCCTGCGCCATCACCGCCGAATGTAAAGACTTTACGGGTAACCGCGCAGCGCCCGTCTTGTTTCTCGAGGAGCTCTAGCAAGTGAGCAAGCGTGAAACAATCTGATGCGCACCCCCCGCCCTTTGCTCTTCGTTTTGCATCTAGATAGCGGTGCTTGAGGTAGGCCTCAACGGAATCATATTTGCTGTGACGTCGCGCAGGTGGGCATGACGCGCAGCGAGCAGAGTACCGCCCAGTCATGGGATTCAGGCGGTACTCTGATTGGGGCTTCAAGTGGCCGCAGGAGGTGCAGAGGCGCTGCACCCGTCCACTTTCTTACCTACTTCTTCTTTGCCTTCATGAGCATCTTCATCTTGCCTGCCATGTCCTTGGCCTTGGATTCCTTCTTTTCACCCTTGGCGTAAGCGGCTTTACCGCCCTTTTTCTTTTCCATCTTTTCTTCCATCTTGGATTCTTTACCCATGAACGGCATTGGCTTCTTCATTTGATTTCTCCACAAGCGGCCAACATGGCCGTTAATTTAGCTTCGTACCCCTTGCGGAGCTCACGCTCCGCTAGCAGTACCTTTACTCTTTCGAATATTCCAGCGCTTTCTGCGACTGTCGGATAGATCGGAGCGACCGGCTGCTCCTTGATGCAAGGCACAGCCACTGGGATCTTGATTTCAATTGGCGGCTTGGACGCACAGCCAAGCAAGAGCAGGACTGGCAGCAGGGCTAAGGCACGCATTACTGGTACTCCTTCAGTAGCTCGAGGGCCGCAATGCATTCATCGCTGTTGGTCGGCACGGACACGAGGATGCGGGTTGCCTTACCGGCGTGCCACTTCTCCACGACGCGAGCCTCCTTGAGCGCCTTCTCTGCGGCAGCAGCCGATTTTTTTTCAACTACTTTGTATGCTTCGATCTGCGCATTCTGCTTTTCGACCTGAGCAGTCAAGTCTGTGTAGCGGATCTTCTGCTTGAGGAGATCATTCTCAAGCCCAGCGTTGGACACCCACAACCAGCCGATGACGGCCACAAGAATGGCGTACCCAAAAAATCGGCGGAAACTCCACGCAACCCTCAACGCCTCAATCATTTCCTGACCCCTTAATCTTGCCCCATTCCCTCACAGCAAACGCAGCGGCAATGGCGGTAACCAATAGAGACAGCCCAGTCATATCACTGGGAGCCTCACCTTTTGCAAAGAGCATGTACAGCGGAGCGACGACGCCATGCACCGCCATAGTTCCCGCAATCCAGATGCAGGTCATAGGCCTCCACCACTTGCGGATCACGCACAGCGCTACGGCTTCGAAGTCCAGAAGGCGCTGCTTCAGGCTCATGCCTCGTTGTCCGACACTGGAGCATTGGAAGCTACGTGGACAGGACCGCCGGTCACCGGTACGCCCTTCGGCCAGCGGATCGCTACACAGCGGTTCTTGGCAATGCGCATCACGTTGACGGTGTTCTTCTGGTTGCCGCCCAGTACACGGTAGTAGAAGCGGTCCTCGCCCACATAGAATCCAACGTGACCGCCACCTTCTCGAGCAAAGACTAGGATTGCGCCTTCACATACATGAGTGGGACGTAGGTTAGATCCATAATCCTTCCACGCCAGTGCGCGATACCAATGCTGAGGAATGGGATGCCCTGCTTCACGCAGGCAGTGGGCAACGAACGTGCCGCACCAAGGGGTCTCATCATCGCGCCACCAAGCACCAAGCTTAGCGAGCCACGCCTGAATCTTCGTATTGTGTTTCGGTCCAGCGACTTCCTTTAGGCCAATAGACTCACGAGCAGTCTTCATCCACATTATTTTTTCTTTCGTGCAGCTCGCATGTTGTCCACGAGATTTGGATACGGACGACCCGCCTTCTTAGCTGCAGCCTTAGCGCTTGCCTTCTGACCGTCAGTCAGTGGCGTCGACTTCTTCTTTGGATTTGGCTTGTCCCATACTTTCTTCATGGCTGCACCTCAGTAGTGGTATTCGTCCACGTCTCCATAGCGTGTAAAGTCGTGGTTTTCTACTGCAAAGAATTCTGATGACGCCTTGAAGTCTGGAGTAATGACCACTTCTGGCGTCAGCGAGATGTCGTACACGCGCATCCGATTATTGGGGTAGGCGCAGAACTGTCCGTTCTCGAGAGCCAAGACGTTCATAGCCTTGTGCTCAGACGGGATCTCAGACGTGCCGCAGTCGACCACGTCGTTGTTTGGATGGTAGTTGTCCAGCGTGAATAGATACTCCGCCTTCACGGTATCCCCGCTACGCAGACGCGCCTCGTACTGCATGCTGGCGATGAACTGTTTGCAGATAGCCACCACGCCGTAGTCCATGCAGTTCCAGAACTGGAGATCAGAAAGCGGATAATCTGGTGTCGGCGTTTGCGGCCTAGACACAAAAGCGGAAATCGGAAGCTTGTCGAAGAAGGCACCGTACTCTGGAAGGTACGTCTCGAAGTACAGGGCTCGACCGGCAATAGACTTAGCCGTCACCCACACGCCTTTGACAAACTCACCGTGGCCGTCCTTCATGTCGCGCAGATACTCTTTGCGCACCCATACAGCTTGAGACGGGATGTTTACGAGGAGAGTGCTCACCACTTCACCTTGTCGGCCCAATAAGCCGCCGACATCTTTCCCTTGTCGATGTTCTTCGCGTGGCGTGCCTTGAATGACTCATTGCGCTTAGAGCCATCCGGAGATCCCTTCACGCCCTGCTGGCCGAAGCGGATCGTCTTCACTGTGTCGCCAGACTTGGCAACGACTACGTGGGACTTGGTTGGATGAGATGGAGTCGCCTTGGGCTTGTTGTAGCCAGACACACCTGCCTTCTCGAGACGTGGATCTTTCTTACTCACCGAATTCCCCTTCTACCGCCATTGCTCCTTTATGGCCTGTGACTCATTCAACACCCGCTCAAGAGGATACTTCGGCTTCCTCTCCTTGCGAGCCTTCTTCTTTATCTTTCGATCCATGCCACTACGCACCCAAGACGGATGAGGAAGGCTCCCTCGTAGATCTCTATGCCGAAGCTGAAGACGTTGAAGGACAGGCAGAGGTTAAAGCTGGATGAACCACTGCCGATTGATAGACCTGTAAGCTTTTCACGCATGCAGCGTAACTACTGCCATTGTGGGGCATAGGCAACAGTCAATCATTCTTCGCATAATTCTTATGGGCCAAACATGATTTGTTTATTTTTATTTTTTTTGGGTTGGGTTCCTAAAAAGACCCCCCCGTCTGTTATGGATGGGGTTGGGGAGTAGGGGTACGAAACATAGAGCTACACAGTGAGATAGGTCTTATGGAACCGCACAGGTCGAGGCGGGGTCGCGGCACCACGTCCCCCCCCCTCCCCCCCACCCCTATGCACAGGCAGGCAGCACAGGAGGCATGCCACCTACGATCCGCAGCCGTTTTCTCTGGGAAAAAGCCCAAGGCCTACGCAAAAACCAAAGGCTCAGAAAAAAACCCAAAAAAAACAAAGGGCAAACGACGACAACCTAGTCAGGGTCGTGGTCGTATGCTCACCTATTGCAGCGTGTCGCTGTCGTCTTCGTCGGTCATGTCTAGGTTTGCGAGGAAGTCGCCGCCATTGATGGTCTCGATCTGTT